TATTCTTAAAGCAATGCGTGATACCAATGGCGACTTTAATACATCTGAAGAATTTATGGGTCAGCGTAGAAAGTTGGGATTTTACAACACAGCGTCTGCTGAAGGTAGGCAACGAGAGCGAGATGCGTTCCGTCGGGCAAGCACTAAAACGTTTAATTCAAACATATCTAATCCCGGTGAGAAGGTTACGCTTGTTAGACAGCTTGACGCAGACACCTACATAGTTAGGAATGCAGCAGGTAAAGAAGAGAGAGTTCGTATTGCTGGTATCGACGCTCCAGAAAGTGCTACAGAGGCAGGTGCTGAGTCAACCGAAGAAGCCGGTAAATTTCTAGCAGGAAAGCAACTACGATTGCGTAGACGTGGCGGATTAGACCCTTACGGCCGTACTATAGGCGATATTAGTGCAAATAATGTAGACTTGGCTTCAATACTTGTTCAGCAAGGGTATGCACGAGTATACAATGAATCAGACGCAACCAAAAGAGCTGCTCTAGAAATACTGCAACAAACCGCTGCCGATCAAGGAAGAGGCTCAGTTAATAAACAAGCAGCACTACTTGGTTTAGGAGCAAATCCAATTGTTTCGGATGAAGCTCGTAGTCAGTATTTTCGTGATACGTACTTAAGTACTGCTGGGTTATTTGGAGTTGGTGGTGGAGCAGTTTTGGGTGGCGGTCTTTTCGCACTGAACTCAGCCGCGGGTACTGCAGCTGCTACATCTCCCATAGCAAGTTTATTCACATTTCTTGGAGGATCTGCTTCATCAGCGGGTACTGCAGCAATTCCTGTAGCTGCTCCTGCTTTGATTGCGGCAGGTCTTGCAGGCGGGGCGTATCTTGGTTATGCATATAATAGAGATGTAAACGATACAAGTTCAGCAAAACAGCGTGAGTTATATCGCATAGAATCAGAAATTGAACAGCGTCGAGTATACCAAGGGATTGCAGATGAGGTTTACAATGAAGGAGCCGCTAAAGAAAGGGAACGTCTTTATCAAGAAGCGAAGAAAAATGGCCAACGATTCGGTCGCGGAGGAGGCCGCGGAGGCGGCCCCGCAAGCCCTATATCTCAGGTAAATTATTACGCAGAGTCTGCTCAGTTTGCACAAGAGTTAGAAGCTACTAATAAAGTAATAAGTGAGCGATACAATGGTCTAAGCGAAGCAGAAAAACGCGTATACGAGGTAATGGTTAACAATCCAATTACTGGTGAAAAATCCACAGTATTTGCTGCAATTAGAGAGATAACTGCACTTAATACTAGAGCAGCTGCAGCTCAGGCAGCAGGAACGCCTGATACAGTTGCCGAAGATTTGTTAAAAAATAAAGCATCTGAAATTAATAATTTTAATCGGGCTGCTACTCGCACATTTGAGATGGCCAAAGAATTAGCATTTGCACAAGAGTATGGTATAAAAGTGCGTTATCGCCCTGACATACCTCGCGGTGAGCGTTTTGAATCAGGTATGCTCGGTACATTGCAGAATAGAGTTATAGATGAGCAAACATACTACGGCCTATCTGATAGTCAAAAAGATGAAGTAAATAGTCAGTTAATCGCTGTAAGTTCACGAGCTAATTTTCAACGATTTGCAAAAGAATACACAGACCAGAGTATGGAGAAGCTGTATCAACTTACACAGCAGCGGTTTACTCAATTTACAGATGCTAATGCGGTTAATGCGCTTACTGCATACAATGCACCTGATAGGTCTGTACAAGCACTAATGGCAAACAATTACGGAATGCCTAACTTTACTCAGTTAACCACGCGCCAACGCATCGAACAAAATGCCATGCAAGTATTGAATCGATCTCAGTTTGTAGACGGAGTTGAGTACGACAAGAGTGCGGGCGATAACATTAGAAACGCTCAAGCTCAGGCAGTAAAAATACTTTTGAGTCAAATTCAAGCTTACAAAGAGCAAGAAGATATTACTCGTCAGTTTAACATTCAAGTTAAAGGGACGTATAGCAATTTTGTGCAGACAATGATGAATGCTGCTGACGGCGGAGAAATGCTTACAACCTACTTGTCTCAAGGAAACCCTCGTGGTTTCTTGGAATTAAGTCAGCAAATGAGCGGATTTAATGTACAAAGCTCGTTGCAAAATCGTGTGTTAATGAATAACGCCAATCTTTTTGGGTATAACAATCCAACAACGTTTGGTGTTTCCGGTCCCGGATATATTGCTCCATCATACAATATGGGATACACTATGGGACCGCGTGGAACATTAAAGTTTTCTGAAGATTTGCTAAGTGATCCTTCAAAAATGCTTTATAATCCAGCAACAATGCAGTCAGTAGCGATGCAAGCCGCGCAAGCAAATACAGAGTTAGTAAATAGAAATATTCAGTTTGGGTTCCGTATGCGTGACGCAAATATTAATCATAATCGCAGCCTTGAGGATATAAATCGAAATGGTATGCGAACACTCGAAGATATTCATCGCAATTACACAAGAAATATGTTACAATTAACACAGCAGGCTGAAGCGCAGAAGCGTCAGGGTACTGCGTCGTTTTACACTAACGCTGTTGGTGCAAACGTATCGGCGTCTGAAAAAGCTCGCATTACTGCAAAACGTGAGCAAGGCCAACAAGAAGCCTCCCATATTGGTGAAGCCGACGTTGGAGGGTACCTTAAAACACCTGAGGGTATGCAGGATAGCGAACTACAAACTGCATTTGCTGAGTACAATGCAGTGCCATGGGATAACTACGAAGTCAAGCAAGCAGCGTGGAAAAAAGTAACTGATCTTCTTGGATCACGTAGAGCAGCAGCACAGGCTCGTTTTGATAATGCTACGAACACAGATGAAAAATCCGCCGCTCAATTGCAACTTGGTTACCTTGGCAGAAGTCCAGATCGTGAGATGAACTACCGTAAGTACGTTGACGAGATGGCAAATCAGGAATTAGATTTTGCAGCACGAAAAGAGCAAGCGTTACGTAATCGCGATGATTTACAACGTGAGCGACGGCGACTGGAGCAGCAAGGCCCTGAATTGCAAAAAAGATTGGCCGAGGCAAAAACCCCAGAAGAAATGCGCTCTGCTCAGGATGCTATCGAAGATAACAGAGTAGCTCTTGAAAAGAATAGTCAAGCCCTTCAGCAGAATGCAAACGAAATTGAGGCAGTGACAAAAACTGCACCATTGTGGGCAGATAGTTGGAGAGAAGCTGGTAAAAATATTCTTGAAAGCACTCAAAGTACTATTTCTGGACTAGTAACTCAATTAGAAGATTTTAATATTAAAAATGCTCAGACGTTAGCGGACGCGTATAGAGGATTTACCCGCGCAAAAGAGGACATGGTTCGCTCGTTTGGTGACGCTGCCACGGAAATTGCACTAGCAGTTCCGGCAAAGTTGGCAGGGGTTATGGCGGCAACCACAAACTATCAGCGTGGATTTATGGAAGCAAATATACTGTTTGATGCTGGAAAATATACAGAAGCAAAAAATGTTATGAGCAACACAAATCGAGCAATGGCGCTCTCACTATATCCAGAAGGTACGCAAGGCTACACAGATATGATGGCCGCCTTAAACCTTCAATCAAACAGGTTTACCGCCGAAGGTATGAAAAGCGCAGATGATAATTTAGGACCATCAAGTTTATCTGCCTACGGTACAACAGTAAACGGGAAAAACGTACTGCGTGTCGTACTTTTTGGTAAAGAGGCAGATGCAATTGATAATCCGGGAACGGTATCCACTAATCAAGGCGGGGGTAATGGAGAAGATGCTTTTCTCACCAATCCACGTACTGGTGAGAAAGGATAAAGTACAAAATAGTGATAAATATAGAGAGGAAGTACCTGTGCTTCCTCTCTATAAAGGAGAAATATGACATATGAGTTAAGTCCGATATACTTTAGTGGCTATCAAGGAACAACCGTGTTCTATATGGACGCGAAAGCAAGCTCGGTTCAAAAAACCACAGTGACTTTTGGAGATAAGCTTGAAGCGGTGGACGGATCGGTACACTATATGCACCGTTCGTTTAAAGACCAGTGGACGTTTACATGGAACTTGATTCGTTACTCTGCGCCACAAGGCTACCCTCTTGCGACCGTAGAAAAACTAAAAGCGTTCTACCGCTCAGTTGCGTTATCTGGGACAAGCATTAACCTTGTTATTCAGGGTCAGACCTATAATGTTATTCCTGACCCAAACTCATGGTCGGAGCAATTATCGGCCAATGAGGTAACGCTAACAAACGTTCCATATTACACAGTAAGTTTTAGAGTGGTGCAGATATGAACTATCAACTTTCGTATCGTGTTTATGTTTCTGCGATTAATACTAAGGTAGATCAACCAGCAAATTTAATACCTAGCCAGTATGTGCAAGATATAGGTATATCACATAGTATGGCTACTGAATTAACCTCGGGCGTAACCCTTGGACAGATGGCACCGCCGGAGTGTTCAATAACGCTTATTAAATCCGCGTATAATTTTTTTGCGGATCGTCAGTACAACTGGAGATTGGCCAATATTCTCGTACTCTATTCAATAGACGCCCTTAATTTTTATCCTGCTTTTGCTGGATTCTTAGAGTCACGCCAAGAAAATCTGACACAAGTGGTATTTAAAGCTTGTGGGTATTTACGACATGTGGAGTACTATAAGCACCTCACACCTTTGTGGGAGAATAAACCTGCCGCTACCGTTATACCTGATCCACCAACACCTTACTCAACATCAGTAAGCGGTATCTGGGGGCAGTTGTATAATTCTCAAAATCCTACCACGCTTAGTGGTACCACAATAGGAACAATTAATACAGTATTCTGGCTATGCGGAGGCAGGCCGTACAAGTATAAGACTTTTTTAGAAGAGACCAATCAAATTCCACGGTTTTACTTTGACTGTGACGCGTCTATAATTTCCCCTCGGTTTACGTGGTTGAATCGCGAAGACATTCTACAAGATTTAACCGCTTTAGCTATTGCAGGCGGCGGTCAGCTAACGCAATCAGCGAATGGTGTAGTGCAGTTTGTAAATGCCCTTTCGTTTACAAAATCAAAAAATAATTTTACAATTACTGATTCAATGTTTTCTTCTTTATCTATCGATGACGAGGCTGCGGTGACGTTTGGTAAAGTTATCACAACGTTCTCGCCGCGATTTCTTGGAGCAAATAAAGCTTTAATCGATGCAAGTCTTGGTAAATACTTACCATACGGCGAAGAGTACATACATGATGTTGAGTTTCCGCAACCAGTCAGTAGATTAACTAATAATACTTACTACGGATCCGGTGTTAGCTTTGCCGCTAGCGGCGGTTACTTTGGAATTGATGAGTACATTACAAGTCGCGATTTTGTAAAAGCAGTTGATTTTAACGGCGACACTGCCTCTGTCTCTCTAAAAGTTCCACGGTTAAATGAAGTAATGTATCCTAAAAATAAATGGTTTTGGGATTCAGTGGCTGCGTCCGGTTACTGGACAGTCATTGAGGACGTTACAAAGACACCCGGACAGTTTATGCAGGTGTTTGTCCGTAATGACGACGTAGGTCGTGGTTTATACTTAAGTAAATTAACACTTTACGGAATTCCTTTAATTGCCGGTGAACAACAAACAATCAAAAAAGATATACCGATTGTGTTTAGCGGGCTTGTACAGACTGGTATTATTCCCTCCGGTTTTAGAGAAATTCGTATGAGTGAGAATGCATATGTTCAATCAAAGGATCACGCGATGCGTATGCTTGAAATTGTAAAGTATCTTCATAAACGACCTAGACCTGTACATCGATTTACTGACTTGGTTTATAATCCGACATTGGCCTTAGGGGACATTGTTTCTGTTAATAGTACGTTTTACCAAGTTAAGGGTAAGTACAAAATTGTTGAAATTATTGTTAAAAATACAGGAGCGCGTATGGATCTTGCTTGTGTAGACGTAAACGATCTAGCAGAGCGCGAAGATTTTTTTATAATTGGTAACAGCTATCAGGCTACTGATACAAAGTTACTTTCATTTTAAGGAGGAGATGTCATGATTTTTGCGCTTTCGACTCTTCCATCACTATTTGATGGGCAAGAGTTATCGGCCGCTGATTTAAATAATTTAGCACAAAATACTGAAGTTCTTGAGCAGATTGTAAACGGACCTGATCGTCTCTTTCTTAGCAGCTGGGCGTACGCACCTCCGATGTTTTTTCTAAGTAATACCGGAGATATTAGCGTTACGGGTAATGATGGTAAGGTAATTACGCTTAGCGGCAAGAAATTCCGCTTTTCTGAGATTGACGTATGGGAAGGTAGTTTTGTGTACAGAGAAGGTATGCACACACTACGAGTCGCTTTTCAATCGTATCGCGCAAACTACAGCGCAAATGGAAAATTATTTCGTCACGTAGACGGAAAGATGGGTAGTATTTGCTTATTCACTACTTTAAAGTATACTGACGTACCAATTCACGAACAGATAAAAAATCAGACTAAATACGGTAAATACAATAGAATATGGCGATACAATCCTAATATTGCGTTTGGTTCTCCAGTAAACACTTTTGAAGAACTGACGCTTGCCGCAAATCATACAAATATTTCGTATGCTTCAATTGATCTTACTAATTTAGATTTGACTCCGGGTGAGGTAGTAAGTATAAAGTTTCGTATTGCACCGTATAATACAACATCTAACAATCCTAATAGAGACGCCGACAATGCTACGTCCACGTACTATTTTAGTATGATCTATGCAAATATAGATCACTCTGTTGTACCGAACACATGGCAGAATTTAGAATCGATTCAATCGTTGTCTGATATAAAAACCTTAATTAAAAATCAACAGTATCTAGTTAATTATTTCAAAGTTTATGATAATCCACTACGAGTTGCATTGTGGGATCAAGTACTTGTCGGCTCTAATTTTCATGTTTTTAAGTCTGTTCGAGAATACAATATGTTAAATTATTTGTACGGGTTAATTCAAAACTGGAATTATCTAAGTGCCAGCAGAGTGGCTCAACAAGCACGTTATTATACTCAAAAACGCTTTGATTTAAAGAATACAATACGAGTAAGCTATGCCACAAGCACAAACACACTTACTCGATTTACAATGTTAGGTATCTTGTCTAAGAAAGTAACAAGCGCTGCTTGGTATAGATATGATTTAGATAAAGAAAGTAAGGCTGCTGTTCCTCAGTGGTATTCTACAGTACTTAATAATAAGGCAGTCTCCTTTTCTAAAATGGAGGGAAAGGTCGCTCGTCAAGGCCTTCTTCAAACCATGGGTCCTAGTAGTAGATCACCGGCTGTAAGTATCACAACACCGCCAAATTTTCCTGATCCCGGGTATTTTCTTTTTTATGCGGGTTCGTCAGCCGGATTAGAAAACAACGCAAATTACGGGGCCTCGTTTGCTCCGGAGTTTAACGGTTTTTACTTTATTAATCCGTCTACATTTAATCCGGTATCCTACTATAATAATGCCGCAACTACTGTACTGGGAACAAGCATTGACTTTTTTAAACGTGGTTCAGATAATAACGCATTGTATTATGCGGATTCTTTCAATTTCTCACTTATTCCCCAAATTGAGAATACAAATAGATTTTATCCTTTAATCTATCAGGCTTACAGTGGTTTAAGTAATCATTCCTCCTATTACATAGAAAGTAGCGATGATTACTGCGATTTCTCTGTTGATCTGCAAGAATCAGCAGAAGGAGCTACGTACTCAAAAGCAAGTTATATTGGAACGTTTCGTTTAACAGACGTTTCAAGAATCAACACAGAATATAATCTTGATGTATTTGAAAGGTATAATTCATTTAATTCAATTACTTATAGTGGGCTACTTAATCATCTTAATGAAATAAACACTCGACTTAATTCAGTTAAACTGCTTACTGAACAGCTTGATATTTATCGTTATATTCCTGTGTTCTGGACAAAACCTAAAAGTTTTTTAAATCATCATGACAAGTATATGAATGCCGGCTCTACCTCAAATGACGCTGATAGATTCTATTCTAAATTGGAGCGCGCTACGGTTTACTACTCAAATACGCGTCAGGCCGACTATCTAATTGTTCGTGGGACTAATATACGTATTGGGTGGGGTGGTTTTGATAAAGTTTACCGAGATAATCCAGTAGCAACTTGGCCCGCTGCACTTCAATTTGAGTTTTTAAAAGAGCAGTCACTTTGCGGTGACGTTTTAGAAACTATTGTACTTGGATTTGACTCTTTAGAAGGTCTTTCTCATGGCGAACGCTACTACTTACAAGGCGATGTCCGATATGCCGCAGAGACTATGGGGGTGCCTTAATGTCAGATAACAAACGTAGATCCCTTCCAAGAATTGATAATAACTATCAGATAGATCTTCGCTATCCAGATATCAATGATTTTCTCAAAGACACTTCCTTTGCACTTTTAGATAATCAGACAACAGAGATTTCTAGAATATCTAATGTCCAGTTAATTTACAGCAGCGCTCGGTCGGCACAGCAGGTAATGATTAACTCGTTTGTTACTTTTTTTAAGTTAAGTGATGTAATCATTTTTGCGTTTACCGAAGATCAAGAGTTATTGTACGATTTTTTAATAGTCCCTTCGCTGTTAAACGTTCAACTTACACAATTCACAGCAACTCGTTCTAATCAAGAGGCACTTGTTCAATCCGTTCAGAATTACGCAAATGCTAATTTAACTGATGCTGCAAATTTTAATATCCAAATTAGTGCTAGTAAGATTGCTTCTCTTTTGACTGACGCTTTGCACTATAAATTACAAAGTATTCTCGCAGCATTAGATTCAGTAGAAATAGGAGACCCGTACGTTTATTTTAGAAATAACTTATCTAGCTTAACAATGCAACTTGATTTTTTGTATCGATCTACAAGTTCGAGTGAGTATCAAACAGGATTTTCTCTGCAAGTAAAGTTTGAGTATTTAGTTCAAGTAGAGTCACCTGAGCCACTTGTTTCAAGTGCCTCTGTATCTGTCCCGGTCTACAATAAAAACAGTAATCAACTTTCAATTCTTCTTAACGGGAAATTTACTCGATCGGGTCAACTTTCTTTTTCTTTTTTGAAAAACAATTTATTGACTAATAGTTCTTTAAAATTACCTATAACAACCAACACGTTATTTACTGCAAACGAGTCTTTAGGTATGAGTGACTACGTTATTGATGCGGTTAGTGGTCTTTACATAGATCAGCCTAAATTGACATATAATTACTTTTTTAAACCTGATTCCACTACGGTTACTTATACGGGAGTATTTTTTTCAAATTTTACACATAAACCGACAACATCAAAGTTAAATTTAGATACTAGTAATTATACCTGCTCTTACAAAGCTGAAAATAATCTCTACAATGTAACAATTGGTCTTAGAGTTACACCAGTTAGTACTTCAGCTGGGATTTTTAATCAGCTTCTTCATGAAAGTACTAGTGAACCTAAAAATCCGGTGCAGCTACGGTATCAATTAAAACTGAGTGAGTATGTTATGAAAGAAAATTTACGAGGAATCGAGTTAGATACTGCCTCTGGACAATTATTGATAATTGGGTCAGTGAGTAAGAGGACGGCAAGCCCAGCGTCTCAGTTCACTGCTTTTAAAAGCGGCTCACACTCTAATACTTACTCTTCAACTCAAGTTGAAGCAGATGGTGTCTTTTTCCAAAAGTGTAGTATTCGTGTAGGTAAGTCGTTTGTTAATCAAGCCGATTATACTTCAGTCAGTCTTAGCAATATCGAGACTTCGTTTCAAGTGTCCGCCGATCGTTCGGCACCGTTAAGTACAACTAACATAAACGTGGTGGATATCTTGTTTAAGTGGACTAATCTTACCAGCACTGAATTAGCTGCGCTTTACCTTATGACAACTAGTAAACAACTGTCGTTTACTTTTTACGATTCTTTTTTTAACGAATTAGCAACTTCTGCCTTTACTAACATACCCACCGTCGTTACGCGGGCGGAGTCACCGTTTATTAATCCCCAGCAGTGGGTGTTTTACGGACAAATTACCGGATCTTCTATTTTTCAACCTAAGTCGTTAATTCCATCCACTGCATTAACAGTAAATGGCACACCGCTTGATGTTGTAAATCAACTACGCGTCATCTCGGCTACAACGTTTGATTTTGATAGTATCTCGGTACCAATAAACGAATCATTTTCGTTTAATACTAAATTGATTTGTATTGCAGAGTATGCTCAGATAGTAAATAAAGTCGAAACATACAAATACTCGACTATTAATCTACCGTTGGTCGAGGGGGTACATTACTCAATTGAAAAGTTTTTAATAGGTGGCTCTCAAATAAGAAAGATACTTATAAGCAGCGATCAGAGAAAACTAATAGCTAAGGCACTTCAATTTACAACAAATCAAAAATACAGGTTAAGTATCTTGCTTCCTTTTGACTTTGTTAGACAGTATGGAGTAGCTAATGTGACAAAACATCTTGTTCGTTCGACTTTGTCACTGCCGACTAACAAATATACTTACGGTTATATATGGAGGGTCAAATGACAAACTCGGATTATCTATTAAATTTAAACACAGAGCAATCTATTTCTTACGCTGACTCGTATGGAAGATTTCAGACTCAACTTCCTCTTCTGTTTTCATACCCTACTCAATCCGGTTCTCTAAATCCAAACGATTTGTACTCGGATAATTCGGAACAGTATTTAGCATATCCAGCAGGGGTACATCAGACTACTGTAACAACGAGTCAGCTGGATCGCTATGGTAGTATTACTCTAACAACCAGTGGTTCAATTTCTTTTTATGTGCAGTCAATGGAGTACGCGGGCGACAGTAATCCCGCGTACATTGCCGGACCTTATATAGTATCTGGTGAAGGTGGTTTAGACGATTTATTTATTGCGACTTACTACGATGACACACCGCAAAATCCATTTGCAAACAGCTTCTCGATTACAACTCCGGGTACATACTCAGTAGTTTTCCCTAGTCCTCTAGTAAGTCGTGCTTTCACAATTACTCACTCGGGCTCAAGTACTTATAGCATAAGTCAAATACTTCCGCGAAAAATTATACAAAAGTATGATATAGAAGTTAACTCTATTAAGGCGTATCATGTGTCTTCAACGCTTATCGATACAATTGCACTACAAGTTTCGGACTCTATTGTAGTAGGGTCAGGCTTAATTGGCGAAAAAAGCATTGATGGCGGTAAGATTATCGACGGCACAATATCGGGTGTTCTGATTGCTAATGGAACAGTAACTGGTAATAAAGTACAAGCTGGTACAATATCTGGCGTGCTTATCGCAGGATCAACTATCACTGGAGACAAGATCGTAGCCGCGACAATTTCAGGATCATTAATTACGGCCGGGACAATAACCGCAGATCGAATTGCCTCTAGCACTCTTACTGCATCCCAAATAGCTGATGGAACAATTACAGGCCAAAAAATTGTGGCAGGTACTGTATCCGGAGTGTTAATTGCGGATAACACAATCTCCGCTAGTAACATACAAGCTAATACAATTACCGGAGATAAAATTGCAGCAGCTACAATCTCAGGCTCTTTAATCACCGCAGGAACTATTACATCTACGCAAATTGCGGTCAGCGGTATAACTGCAGGAAGTCTTGCAGCTAACTCAATCACGGCGGATAATATTACAACACGAACAATAACGGCTGATAAAATTGTGCTCAGCGGTGTTACTGCTGATTTACTGGGCCCAGAAGCAGTCACCTCAGCCGCATTAGCTAGCGGTGCTGTTATCAGTGGAAAGCTCGCCGTTGGTGCAGTACAGACGAACAATTTGGCTGCTGGGTCCGTGACTGCATATGCAATCGCAGCGAACACTATTACAGGCGATAGAATTGCAGCAAATACAATATCTGGTGCCCTTATTACAACGGGAACTATTACTGCAGACAATATAGCCACTTCGACTTTAACAGCTGCTCAGATTGCAGATGGAACTATAACCGGTCAAAAAATAGTTGCAGGCACTGTATCAGGTGTGCTTATTACTGACGGCACAATCTCAGCAACTAAAATACAGGCAAACACTATAACTGGAGATAAAATCGCCGCACGAACTATTTCGGGTGTCTTATTAACGATAAGTGGCATAAAAGCCGAAAATATTGAAGCTGGTGCAATTACTTCTGACAAAATTTCAGTGACTAATCTACAAGCAGTTTCAGCAAATACTGGAAGTCTCACAGTAAACGGTACAATTACTGCGGGTCAAACAAAAATTAATACTTATGGAATGAGTGTCGGTAGTTTAGCAGACCCGCTTACGCAGGCGGCTTTACCCTCGCTTAATTCTAACGTGCTCACTATTGTAGCTTCTGGAACATCCGGTGATCTGCAAGGTATAGCTATGTTTAATATTGCTCAAAGTACAACAACGCCGCTCGCATCAATTAATTTAGATGGGACAAGTACATTGGAGATTGCAAATAATCTTTCCGACAATACTGCGGCGGTTCATGTAAATTTTAAAGAATCTTATACAGGTCAGTTTAGAATTTATAATGGTAACTTTGATATGAGAAGAACTCCGGGTACACCGCCTAATATTCCAACAGGTTCTATTAGAGGATACGATTCTGATCAAACAACTTTGTATGAGTTAAGTAGTGATAGAATATCATTAAATTCTACAGCAGGAGTAGGTATTTTTAATGTCGAGGCTAATACAGGTGCAGTTACAATTACAGGCGACGTGGCAGTTAACACGAACAAGTTTAAAGTAACAGCTTCTACAGGTAACACATCAGTTGCAGGTACTTTAGGAGTTACTAGTGATCTTGCAGTTAATACAAACAAATTCAATGTAACAGCTTCTACAGGTGATACGTCAGTTGCAGGTATTTTAGGAGTTACCGGTGATCTTGCGATTAACACCAATAAAGTTAGTATTACAGCCTCAAACGGGAATACCGATATTCGTGGTAATGTAACTGTTAGCGGTAGTATTTCACATAGGGACGCAGGAATTTTATCAAGGTCTGCGGGGCAGACTGTCAATGCTGGTACTTCTGCAAGAGTGCAACTAAACGTTGCTGGTACCGGTAATATTTTAGGGAACGCAACAACATACGAAATTACTGTTACTAATGCCGGTCTTTACATTGTAAATGCCGCCCTGGGTTCTACTACCACTAACCTACCATGGAATGTGCGCCAAAACGCCACTAGTTTTACAACAGGTACACAGGTGTTACCCGGGCTTACATTTAATGACGGACGGCAACTTAATACAACTATATTTTATTTAAGTGCAAATGATACTGTCGGACTTTTTGTAAACAATACCGGCGGTAGTTCTGCTAGCGTAACTGGTGCCTTAAGAGTAGTGAGGTTAACATGAGAGTTATTGAAATTTTCCCTGTGGTACGCTGGATTGAGGTTGATTCTACGGGAGTAGAGCGTATTGAACCCCATGAACAGTGGGCTTTGGACGTAATTAGAAAAGAGCGGAACCGACTTCTTAGTGAGTCAGACTGGAGAGTTCTACCAGACTCCCCAATAACTAACAAAAATGAATGGTACGCGTATCGACAGTCTTTAAGAGATTTTCCAGAACTCGTACTAGCTCAAAAATTTAACAATGTTGCTTGGCCGACACCTCCAAGTTGACAAGAGTCTCAAAAATAACTATAATTAGGAGTGACTATGATAACAACAAGTGGTAATCTTGATTATCTAATCGACTCAGTGCGAATACGCTTGGGTGATTTTAGTGGTACGGCATTTTCTAGTGCGCTGGTGCGTACATCGTTAGTAAACTCTGTGAAGCAACTGCAAAAGCGATGGAGGGCAAAGTACCAGATACTTACTGCGGATGCAATTGCAGACTTACAACCTCAGGGGGCTGCTGAGTCCGGTCAACTGTGGGTAAGCACAGTTAATGGGTATGCATTTATAAGTTCATCATTTAATGTAAACGATGTTTATAGAAATCCATTTTTAGATTTTGATCAGCCGGATCCCCCAGTAATTGAGCAGATTGATGAGGATGCCATTGTATTAATGGCTGTGTATTTAATTCATTTGGCTAAGATTACAAGTAGCTCAACTACTTTCGTTTCATGGTCAACAGAAGATTTAAAATACACAAATACTGAGTCTTCTAGAGCAATGAAAGTCGTTCTCGACGCGTTGCTAGAGGAGATAAATTACCTGTTTAAAACAAAAATTGCGGTGCCGAAATCGACAAGACAGCCCGTAAATATTGTTACAGGAACTAAGTACTATTAAAGGAGTTCTTATGGGAAGAATTGTACCAGTACAGAAAAAGATGCTGTACATCGGGGATTTTCCAGTGCAAACTGGTTTCGGAGTTGTCAGTAAGAATTTGATTGAAACGTTCCGTAAAAAATATGATTTACACATTATGGGTGTGAACTATTACGGTGATTATGACCCACTGTGCGAAGGACTTAAAGTGTACCCGGCTTCTCTTGGTGGTGGGGACGTTTGGGGTAAGGAACGTCTTGAAAGTATGGTGCGATCAATTCGACCGGATGTTATTTTTATATTGAATGACTCTTGGATTGCTAACGACTACGTTGCTGTTCTTTCGCAAATTAAGGATCAACAGTTTAAAACTGTTTTGTATACCCCAATTGATGCAGAGAATGTTAAAAAAGATTTTGCACAAGGGCTTCAGAAATTTGATGCTGTAGCTACATACACTAATTTCGGTAAAGAGCAGCTGGCAAAAGTAGACGTTGCTGATGTCTTTGTAGTTCCACACGGAGTAGATACTACGATGTTTCACCCCATTGACGTGCCGCGTGCAATTTTGCGTCAACAAATGAATCTAAAAGATACGGACTATATTGTTTTGTGTTTGCAGCGTAATCAACCACGTAAAAGACTTGATTTAACGTTTTATTATTTTTCTGAATGGGTGAAGCGATACAATTTATCTAAGGATGTAAAGATCTACTATCACGGTGCTTTGCAGGATTTCGGTATTGATATAATTCAGTGGTGTGAGTATTTAGGTATCGAGGACCGTCTGGTAATTTCATCACCAAATATCACAGCCGCAAAGGGCCTGACTCCGCAGCAACTAAACATGGTGTATAATAATGCCGATGTTTTTTTCACAACTACGGCGGCAGAGGGTTGGTGTTTACCAGTGGCAGAAGCAATGGCTGCAGGAAAACCGGCAATTATTCCAAACCACTCAGCTTTGAGTGAGTGGCCCGAAGGTAATGCGGTGTACATGGACTGCTATCCCTTCCCTCAACTTACAGATCGCGGATTAAACACAATTCATCATGTAACAGAAATGGAAAGCGCGATTCAAGCGCTTCACTACATGTACACAAATCAAGAAAAGCGTAATGAACTCGGCCAAAAATCATTAGAGCATATGCGTAGCGCAAAATTCTCATGGAAGAATATTGGAAGTCAGTTCGTGGAGATTATCGATGGACTCTTTAAAAATCAGTAAGATCAACAAAAAATACATAAAAAGACTCTTGACACGGCTTGAGGAGTCTGGTATAGTAACTCCAGAGATTCGGAAAGCAGTGCTTGATGAACTCAATTCGATGGCGAGAGAAATCGCCGCAATGCACAAGGAGCATGACTAAGATGGCATTTGGCAAGATGATTGAATCGATCCCGACCTACAGCTCACCGAGCACGGCTCAACAGACCAACGTGTTTATTAACACACGCGAAGGTAAGCGTATTATCCGCTTCCTTCCTGATTTGGTCAACCCAACGGAACCAATGATTGGACCTACGGTGTTGTCAGTGTGGATGCCTGTGGCTAAGAACGGGCAACTGGTTCAGCGTCGCATTTTTGTGGACAGCTTGACTCGCGCTGTACTGCCTGCTAAGGTGAACGAAGCAGTCCGCTGTCGCTTTTTTATGAACGTGTTGGACAAGTCAATGGTGGTTAAGCTTGAGAATGGTTCGGTCGTGTATGCGAACAATCAGAATCAGTTTATTACTGTGCTGGACGGTCAGACACAAACGCTCACCTCGTACAAACCGGAGCGCCACATGGCAATTCAGGTGCTTGAAGGTAGTGTGTCGTCCGGTGAAGGTCGCAATGGCATGCTGAATGACATTGAAGAACTTTCGAAGACGATCTTTGACGATGATACTGGTAAGCTTATTCCGATTACGGAGATTGACATCGAGATTATCACTCGTGGTAAAGAAATTAAGACCACTCGTAGTGTTCATGTGGGCACTAATCGCGATCCAATTCCGGGTCCATTGTTGTCAGCACCTCGGTTCGATTTGGCTAAATATGCACGTCCTTTCCCAATGGATGCTGTCAAGGATCTGGTCAAGGGTGCAGATTACGGCGATGTATGTAAGGCGTACAACATTGAAGTGATGCCAAAGCTTGCCGAGACTCCTGAGTTGTTTTAGTCCATAGTCTGTTGTTGGCGGTGAGATTTTACCTCACCGCCGACTTTTTGTTTAGAGGAGTAAATCATGGCCAGTGGGCACAAAGAAAACTGTCCGGAGTGTGGTGGTCACAACCTATATGTTACACCGCATAATGGGTTAGCTTACTGTTTTAATTGTGGGTATCGTAACGGACGTAGTCAAGGTGGTAATGCATTTACTAGTAATCCCGAGGTGATCGAAGAAATCCGTGATTTCTACGGAAAGTGCGTAAGCTACTACGTGAGCTGTTTATCTGGCGCGGCACTTACGTATCTTCGAGAGCGCGGTATCTCTGATTCAGTAATTCAGCAACGTCGTATAGGCTATTGTCCCGATACTCATCATAGTTTGTACGATCTTCCAATTGCTAAGACTGCGGGTATCAGCTCTGGGAGAAATTCAGTTCTTCATGGTCGTATTATATTTCCGTACATTGCGCCAACCACCGGAGCGATTGTGGATATGCGTGGACGCGCCCTTGACGATGAATCTGTCAAGTATAAAGGACCGTTTGGGTCTGCGTATGTGCGTGGTGCGGATGAGTGGCCGTACGGAGCTGAGATTTCAGCGGATTCTTTTTTACTCACTGAGGGAGAAATAAAGGCGATTGTTGCCACGCAGCACGGGTTCCCGACAATAGGATTGCCCGGTATTAACACATGGAAGTGGCGCGTGCGTGAACTGTCCGCAAAGTCGGTTACGGTCGTGTTTGACTCGCAGAGAAGTCCTACAGTGAATGAGGCAGTATACCAAGCTATTGATAAGTTAGCATCTAGACTAGAGTCATGTAAGGTTGCAACTCTACCGCTTATGGGGCGAGAGAAGATGGATCTTGACGAATTCGTCTTGACAAAGGGCCTACATGAACTTAAACTAGTACTGGATAAAGCACTGCCCTACGAAACGTGGGCCCAACTTTTAAGGAGACCGAGCAATGCAACAAGACGTAGTTGGTGAGTGGCGGTTACTCTCATCATTCACTCAATCGCCAGAAGTAATGCACCAAGTAACCCCGGCGCTGTTTACTGATGAGCGGCAAATTGTGTTTAACGCACTGAAGAATGCGTACACGCACTACGGTGAGTTAACGTACGAAGTTATACGGTTGGCGTTCAATGGTGACGTACCAAGTGAACTCATGCTTTCAATTCAGTGTAATCAGCGCGCAATTATAGACGAGTTGTCTATTACAGCGCGTAGACGGCAGCTTCAGCAAGCAGCCGAGATCTTGGCTCTTGAGGCAAAAGAGTACAATCCTAATGAATCACGTATTGCAGAGATACTCAACTTCGCGCCTATCATGCCGTCATCCGACCTATCTCTACTACCGGGTGCTCAGAAATTGATGTCTGACTTGAATCGCAAGTACAACGGTACGTATAAGTTTACGCATACTGGTATTCGATTCCTCGATCAGATGCTTGGTGGCGAGTGGCTGCCGAAGAGCTTATCAGTCATTATGGCCAAACCCGGTACAGGGAAGACGGCCCTTGTTGGTCAATCGATGCTCGAGATGGCGTTGCAGTACGGTACATCAAGTTTGTTCTTTTCGCTTGAGATGTCGAAAGAACAATTAATGTCACGTTGGGTATCATACATGCTTAACATTGACACGACGTTGCTTCAATTCGGCAAGCTTTCTGGGGCCCAACTTACTGAGGTTGAACAAGCACTTGTTACGATACAGACATTACCGATGGCTGTAATTGACAACCCCATTATCAGTTTAGCAGGCATTCGCAAGGAGATTCGTGATGCCGCTCGTACTGGATGTCGCGTCGTATTTTTGGATTACCTGCAGATTGTGAAGCATCACAACACAGGTCTGAAGAACTATGATCTGGGTGAGGTTGCTCAGAATTTGAAGGAAGCTGCAAAGGAGTCAGATCTTGCAGTAGTATTGCTTTCGCAGATGAACAAAGTCGGCGAGGGCCTAGATGCGGTACGTGACTCAGGCGAGGTTTCGCAGGTCGCCGATACGGTGATTGAAATGTCTCCTATCGATGATGTACCAGACGAACTGGGTAATCGCGCAATTGGTTTGAAGTTTCATAAAAATCGTAATGGGAGGCTCGGCACGAGTACGGTGATATTTAATGGGAGCACGCAAAAGTTCAGTTACTAGTAAGCCAATCACTTCGCCCGAAGAATTTGAGCGGCTGAAAGAAGAGCGACGTGAGCGCAATCGTATGAATCGGCAGCGGTCCAAGGCAATGGAGCGCCGCATTGCAAAGTTTCTTGGGGGTGATCGCACCCCCCAATCTGGGGCTGGTACCACTAAGGGTGATGTTGTTGTGCTATTCAATAATCGCCCGGGAAAATTTCTTATTGAGTGCAAGCTTACCGAGCTTTGGCGATATGGTGAACCATGTATTGCAATCAGTAAAGCGTGGCTACGAAAGATACACGAAGAGGCAAAGCAGACACGAGCACTTTTCGGAGCATTGATTTTCCGCTATCATGGTCGTACGGATGACTACATGCTGATTAAAGCGGTTGACATGGGTCAGATAGCGGTTATTAACGAGACTACAGAGAAGATACTTCGTTTTGATAACATTAAGACGAAGACGGCGATCTTTCCGCTGAGTAAAGCACAGACTTGCAAAGAATCCCCGGGAGTGACTTGTGTATGGATTGACTTCGTGTTATATTATTTGCTGACGGTTGTGCAATTTAAGCAGATTTTGGAGGAAGCATGAAACAGCCTAGTACAGAAGTAACAGCCTTATCCACCTTAATTGGCCAGAATCTACTGGTTGTGTTTGGCTCGCACTCATTCAGTGCTACGCTGGTCTCTGTTGAGCTGCAGAAGCTCACTAGCATGACTAACCCCCCTGAGAAGCGGGTTGGGTCGGATGGTAAAGGGTACACTCCTAAGTGCCTACGGCTTGTTTTTGATGCGGGCTCATTAGTTATTGTGCTAGAGGATTGTCAGTTGGTAGCATCTCGAGATGGCTTTTGGTTTATCTTTCCGACTTATCGATTGGAGGTTCACAGTGCAAGTGCAAATCGTCCGGAGTGAGTGCGAGCTCGTGCGTACGTTGGAAACGTTCGAATTCAGTCCCGTGGTTTATTTAGACACGGAAACTACTGGGTTAGATCCTCGGGCTTCTCAGCTTCTTATGGTGCAGCTCGGTACGGAGGAGACTATCTATGTCTATGATTTTACGCGCATTCCCTTATCTGCTTTGCGTCACTTTGAGGGTGTGTTAACCTCACCACAAACGATCAAAGTTATTCATAATGCGTCGTTTGATCTTAAGGTGTTTTACCACTTTGCTGGGTATATGGTTGGGCCGGTACACGATACGCGGTTCGCGGAGGTTCTGATTAAAGCTGGCATCGAGAATAAGTTCGATCTTGCCTCCGTGGCACAGCGTCGATTAAAAGTATCATTGGACAAGTCTGTTCGTGATACGTTCATTGGTGCGTCGGGTATTGATCTGACGGATGATCAGATTACGTACGCCGCCACTGATGTGGCGGTATTACCTGCTATCTATGCTCAACAGCTAAAGGATATTCTCGATGCCGACTTACACCAAGTGTACCAGCTAGAGATGGATCTCGTACCTGTAGTCGCAAAGATGGAATACATTGGTATGCCATTTCACAAGGATCATTTGATTGGTATTGAGCCAGTGCTCGATCAGTTAATAGCTGAGGCTGAGCAGGGCATGCAGGATGCGCTTATTAGCGCTGGGGTTGTGGACCAAATTGTGTTTACAAAGGATGGGTATAGTGCGATTAATACCTCGTCTAATCAGCAAATGCTGACCGCGTTTAATGCCCTTGGTATAGATGTCACTGACCTCAATGCACGCACAGTTACCGAATGGGACTATCGCAATCGTAAGACTGCCTCAAAGTACGTACCGGACTCCTCGTTATTCGAGGATGAGCTGCTCGAATCAATTGATGCGTATGGTCGCTACGAGAACTTCTATCTTCGTATGCACGCATATCTTGGTGGTGCACGGAAGCTTCAATCGACTTACGTACAGGGGCTCCAGTCAATGGAATCGCCTATTACTAAGCGTATTCACGCGACGTTTACGCAGATTGGGGCCGCGACTGGGCGATTTAGTAGTTCACGGCCAAATATGCAGAACCTCCCCTCGGATCAGAAGATGAAGAACTTAGGATTATCGCATAGCATACGTCATGCATTCGCAGTGAATGCAGAGACGCATCGAATGATTATCGCTGACTACTCAACCATTGAGCTAGTAATTATCGCCGACGCCAGTGGGGATGAGGTTTTGGATAGTCATCTGGATGACTTGCATACGTTTGTTGCCCAGCAGATTCTTGGGGTCAAGGATATCAACAACAAGAACAAAAAGGATCATCCGTACAAGATCTGGCGTGATGTTGCCAAGATGGTGAACTACTCGATTGCTTACTCAGTTGGTGGCGAAAGTTTGGCCAAGCAGATGACCATTCAACTTGCTCCGTTGAACGTAAAGTTCAATGCAGCACAAGCGGATAAGATTATTGAGTCATGGAAGACATTGTTTCCTCAAGCTACGGCGTGGCTCAAGAAGAGTGCTCGCAGTGCGGTAGTGTACGGATGGGTAGCGGATTCGTTTGGACGTCGTCGCTATTGGAACAGAGACGAGTTTTCTCAGAAATGGAAGAAGGAAGCAGCAGAGCGTGAGGCGATGAATTTCCCAATTCAGGGATTATCCGCGTCGATGGTGAAGTTGGCACTCGTTGACACGTATAAACGATTAGATGAGCAGCAGGCGTCTATCATCTCGACAGTGCACGATGAGATCATACTTGAGAGTACGATTGCGTACGCAGAGACTGCAGCCAGTATACTCAAGGACGCAATGGAGAAGGCAGCACGTCAAGTGTTACCGCGATTAGGTTCAAGTGTAGTAGTAGAGCCCGCAATTAGTACGAGGTACGACAAATGACACGTAAGTTAGACACGACTGGGTTAAACTTTGGGGATAATCCTCAAGATTTTGAGTACTACCCAAGTAGCATTATCTCGCTGAATCAGCTACTTGGTGGCCAAGGGATTCGTGGGGGATTAATTGTTCAGCTTCTTGCAGATGCTGGGCATGGCAAAACAACTCTTGCTCTTGATTATGTGGCTCAGGCTCAACGTAAAGGCGTCAAAGATGTATCGATTACCATTGGTAAAACGACGCGTAATATCAATGCGCTTTTCATCGATCTTGAGCGAACATACGATGCCACGTATGCCGCTACCATCGGTGTAGATACGAGTAAGCTGCTTGTATACAAACCTGATTTTGCTGAGCAAGCATTACCGCAGGTTGAGGCACTATTGTCTCAAGGTCTTCAAGTTGTAGTGTTTGACAGTGTACCTGCAATGATTACCAAGGATGAGTTTGAAAAGGACATGGACGATCCAGCACGCATGGCCGGGTCTGCTGGGGTACTAAGTCGTTGGCTTATTCGCCTTGTGGGTTTGGTCGATAACGCAAAAGCACTTATGGTTTTTATCAATCAGTATCGTGCTAACCTTTCACCGATGGCGCGTACTAATAAGAAGCCGTTTGGACCATACGCGTTGCGATATAATTCCGGCGTAATTATCGAGCTTGTTCGTATTAAGACTGAAGAAGAACTTGTTACAATTCAAGCAACGGTGTCGAAGTCTAAGCAGGGTGGTAATGGTTCACGGTGTGAGTATATTATGCGACAGGGACGAGGGCTTGCTCCTGAGTACGACGTGTTGTCGTTAGCTTTAGAGTATGGTATAATACGTAAAGCCGGGGCGTGGTATGAATTTAAGGGGCAAAAAGCTCAGGGTCTTGAAAATTGCTTACAGCAATTTGATATGACAGAACTTCACCGGTTAGTTTTAGAAGGGAGATCCAGCAATGAGTGATCTGCAAACGTGGGTATCAAATGCACCTGACTACTATGATATGACTCGCGCGTATAAGTCGCTGGGCCGTATTAAGCAGTTAGTCATTCTAAAAGAGCGTGATATCGAACGAATTGAGCAACAGATAGTGATCGAGGACGACAAGCCTCGAAGTAATGCAGCAAGAGCAAAACGATTCCAAGCCACAACAATACTGTTGGATGAGTTGGCAGAATTGAAAGGTGAGTTAGCTGTGTTAGATGCGTATTGCAAGCAGCTCGAGTTTGCCAAGTCGATGTTTGCATCGTCAGCATACACAATCAAGATGCGATTTGATTCACCAGTAGGAGATGACAGTGAGTAATCTGCCAGAATTTAGTGCATCCCGGTTTAATACCTATAAGACATGTGCTCGTATGTATTATTACCAGTATCACGAGTCGCAGCCAAAAAGTGTTCATGCGTACACTGTGATGGGCAGCGCTCTTCACTACGCAATAGAGCATTACTACAAGTCGAAAGAATTGCCCTTGACGGTATTTTCGACGAAGTTTAATGAACTATCCCGTGCGGCGGCATCCTCTGAGACTGGTATCGTGGCTGGTAATCTTATCAGCAAAGCACATCAGATTGGCCAAGACATCATTCGAGATTTTGATTGGGGACGGTTAAATCCTACGGAGATCGAATTTGGTTTTCGATTTCCGTTCCCAAAGGAAAACCCGCTGGTAATCATGCGGGGTTTTATCGACATGATTACTGAGGAAGGATACATCCTTGACCATAAAAGTGCCGGCAAACGGCCGACCAAGGCAGAGCTCGCGGTAAATCCACAACTCTTGCTGTATGTATGGGCATACGAGCAAGTGTATGGAAAGAAGCCGGAGAAAGTATTCTGGCATCATTTACGAACCGCTGAGTTGATTGAAGCCGACGTAATGGTAGATTACGAGCAAAAGATTGCAAAGCTTACGGAGCTTCTCCAGTCAATTTTAAATGACACGGAGTTTCCTAAGCAACCTTATGGGTACTTCTGCACCAACCTTTGCACCTATCACGATTTGTGCTGGACACAATCAAATGAAAAGTCGTCTATTACTTCGGGAGGAATTGAGGGATTATTTTACTGATAGACTTCCCATCGATGATGCAATCTCGTATCAGCAAGCACTACAGCAGAACGCTCGATTTATGATTGATAATCATCCAATGTCGTTAGTCTTACTGCAGGAGTGGGGAGTTGGGTATACAATCTTTGAAATATCGATGCGAAATCAACTGCATCTAGGCGTGGTCCGCGATATTTTAAAGTTTTGCTTCGAGCTTCTGGGGCGTAAACTGAATGTTGATGATGCTAGCGTGCTAGCAGTAATTCCGCAGCAGCTACGCCCAATGGCCAAAAATGTGTTTCATGCGTATTATGACACATTTACAGAATTACCAGAAAGGGAGGTAGACATGGTATGAAAAAACGGACACTTACCGAGGATGCACTTCGTAAAGTGCATATAGAGGTAGATGGTTCAGTTGTCGCTCTAGTTGTATCGAGCTCGTGGGCAGGGGCAAAGCAGCCGCTACTCATCCCGCTTTTTGTGGAGAACGAGCCTACAGTTCAGCAATCATTGGATAAGATTGCAAGTCATTTAGTCACTTTCGGATTATACATTCGCGAGTTGGCTCGAGAGGAGAAGAAGTGAAAGGCGTTTATTTCAGTAATGGCCGCTACGGCATCCGCTGGTGGGATCCAGAGCAGAAAAAGTCTATTCATGGTGGCCGCTTTGCCACCTATGAAGAGGCATGCGAGGCCCTTGTTAATCGCACAAAGTCAGCAGATACCCCGATAATCACGGGCGTGAGTACTCAACTCGAGGACATTGAGTTTGAGGAGCTGGTTGCTATTGGTGCCAAGGCATTTAAAACTGCAAAGGAGCATCACGATGCAAAAAACAGTCAACATATTTATCTTGGGGAGAAACCTACTGGAATTGCTTTTCTAAGTGATCTCCATTTGGGTAACGCGGGGACTGACTACGAAGCTATTCTTCAAGACACCAACCTCATTGTTAACACTCCGGGAATGTACGCCGCTTTCCACGGTGATGGTATTGACAACTGGATTGTGGGTAAGTTACAGGCGCTTCAGCGAGGTCAAGCCGGGAACTTTCAGTTCGAAATCAATATCTTTCGCAGCTGGCTTCGTAAAATTCACCAAAAGTTACTGTTAGTTGTTGCTGGCAACCATGACAACTGGACTAAGAAGATTTCGGGCCTTGATTTGATTCCTGAGTTGCTTGGCGACACGCATGTGCTGTACGATCCCTACGAGACGCGTGTGACGCTCTTCTGTGGGCCCGCCGCGTGGGATGTGCTTGTCCGCCATCAATGGAAGTACAGCAGTGTCTTTAACCCTACTCACGGTATTGAGGTTGGTCACGACCGCATGAGCAATCCGTTTGACATTGGCGTGGGCGGTCACACGCACATTGGTACGTTAATGCGGCCATTTTTTCGGCACGGACGTGAGAAACTTGCTATACTTACAGGAGCGTACAAGCGATTTGACTCATATTCAAAAGAGTTAGGGTACGCAGAGACAGTTACGACGGGTTGCGGTGCGGTAATTTTTCATCCAGATGGTCGTATCTGGTACTCGTCGAGTCTTAAAACGGCCTGTGAGTATTTAACTTATCTTCGGAAGGAGTATCGTGATGAGTGACTATTGCGAACAGTGCGGTGATTTTATTGATCAGGACCAATACGACGGTGTATGCCGATTTTGCTACCTTCAGGCAAATCCTGAAGAGGATCAACGCACTGCTGAATATCAAGCGCTGCAGGAGATTGCAATGCGTCACCACTACGCACAGGTATACTATGGTCAAGACTAAACGTACCAGTCAACTTTTGTTGCAAGAACTTGCTGAATCAGGGACTACAGCAGAAGATCTGGCAGAATTTATGGATGTCCCTGTTGAGCGTGTGTGGCAGATTCTCAACGGAGAAATCACGCCGCAAGTATCGGAGCGATTAAAGATCGCTGACTGGTTCTCGCTTAATCCATTGGTGCTGTGGGGGACTCGCTAATGTATGTAAAACTGCAAGGAAAAACGCAGCCAGAGGACGCAGCAATCTCTATTGAGGAGTTTGTTACGTACTTGGCTCGAGTCAGCAACCCTAAGAATCAAGGGAATCACGCAACAAGCAAACGTCTTTGGCGATACTTGCTCCGAAAGAAACACTACTCGCCGTTAGAGATGGTTAACTTAGTCATTGAGATTGTTGCGCCGCGTGACATCACACGGCAGATTTTACGGCATCGAAGCTTTGCGTTTCAGGAGCTGAGTCAACGGTACACAAGTCCGTTGGAGCTTGGTAAAGAATTGCGAGAGGCACGCTTACAGGACAACACTAATCGTCAGAACAGCATCGAGCTTCCTGATGGTCCTGAGAGCGAATGGTTACGGGAAGAGTGGGCACGACGTCAAGCACTCGTCGCTGATGTCGCCCATGAGCAATATAACTGGGCACTTGGAGCGGGAATCGCTAAAGAACTGGCCCGGGTTGTACTTCCAGAGGGAAACACGGTGTCTCGTATTTATATGAATGGGACACTCCGTTCATGGTTACACTACTGTCAAGTACGTATGGGGCCTGAGACACAGAAGGAACATCGTGAAGTGGCTACGAAGTGTTGGGAGATTGTGGTGTCGGTTTTTCCTGTTCTTGGGGAACCTGAGTTTAATCCACAAAACTCATGGAAAGGAGAGGAGTGATTATGGAGTCAAAGCACACAGCGGAGCTCATACGTGTTGATGCGTATGAGGCGTACCCAAAACAGCGTGCGGAGTTTGAGGCCATTCTTCAGCAGTTACTGCGATTACACATTGCAAAGACCGCCGATTACAGCCCTACAAACATCAATGGGGTCGGAGAAATTGGTATTACGGTGCGTCTCTGGGACAAGATGGCACGGTTAATGAACTTGTTGGGTTGGGATATTACGACGGGGTCACTGCGGAGTGCAAAGGAACCGCGCAATGAGCCAATCGAGGACACACTTCTTGATTTGGCCAGTTACGCGATTATTATGCTAATCTATCGCCGCGGTAAATGGGGGAAATAAGATGAGTGAAGAAATGAATGTGCCCGTAGTAGTACCGGAGTATAATCCCGCTACTGATCCTATGCATCCGTACGGTAAAGCGTGTAGTGTCTGCTCCACTGAATTTGACGAAGACGAGTGGGGTATCATGGGTTGGTTGGGAATTTTGCCTGTAAGTTTCTGTGTGACATGCACTACTGGTATCTACAATATGGTACTGCAGTCACTTGATGTCGAAGAAGTAGAGATGATTCTTGAAGAGAAGCGTGCTGAAGCAGCTGGAGAAGTAACTCAGCAAGCGTAGTAAGGGGATGCAGCATCAGCGTAGATGCTGCATTCTTTTTGCCGGTGTAACTCAATGGACAGAGTAACTGCCTTCTAAGCAGTAAGTTGTGGGTTCGAGTCCCGCCACCGGCACCAGTTACTTTTAGACAAACATAAGGAGTTAGACAAAAAATGAATGTTATTTTTGGTGTATACAGTGGGTATAATAGTTTAAAAACTAGTAAAGGCGGGATATATTACTTTGCGAAAAGCTTAAGAAAGCACAATAAAGATTGCAAAGTAATTATACTATGCGAAAGAGGTAAGCTGTTTAAAGAATTAGAGGATCTATGCAACGAGTATAACTTCGATATTTACAGTGATTTTGTTTTTAACTATGATTTGATGCTGCATCGATACGAGATCTATCATCAAATACTCGAAAAGTGGGGTAGTGAAAAAATTGACAAAATAATGCTTTGCGATCTAGACGATATTATTTTTCAAGGGGATCCTTTTTCAATTCAGTTTGACGAGCAAATTTACTGTGCTGCCGAGTGTAACATACTTTCAGACAGAGACAATGGCAGCTCAGGTTTAAATAGATACTGGATTGAGCACGCGTCCTCTGTAGCCGAATACAATAACAACAATTTTGAAAATCAGCCAGTTGTGTGTGCCGGTACAATCTTAGGCACGTACTCAGGTATAATGAACTGTTTGCAATTTTATCTTGGTGTGCAGCGCAGAAAATCGGGTTCTAAAGATTTCTTCGATCAAGGATTGTATAACATTTATATCTACAACTACATAGACGCACACTCTAGAAAAATTCTACCGCACAGAGACTCTCAAATATTAACGTTAGATAGTGTTGTTTTTGATAGCTTGAATGTTCAAGATAATAAAATAGTCAATGATGTCGGGGAACTCTACATTGTTCTGCACCAAATTAACAGGTGTAATCCTGAGTTTATGAAAAGCTTAGTTGATTAGGAGGAAAGTTCGATGATTCATATTATTACACCCTGCACACGGCCAGAAAATTTAAACATAATGCGGCCAACTGTGCCTACTGCGTGTTCTTGGGTAATTGTGTTAGATGCTACACAAGCAAATGCTAATATTAGCTTTGATATACCTATTCATATTTCTGATCCTGCTAACTATAACTCAGCAGTTACGTTGTATCGTTCACCGTATACAGGACACGCGGGCAATCCGAATAGAAACTTCGCTCTTGATCAAATGACTTTTGATGACTTAGACTGGGTGTATATTCTAGATGACGACAATATCATTCACCCAAGCTGGTTCAATCGTGTGATTAGGTTGCAGGATGAGCGACTTAACATGATTAGTTGGGGACAAGTATGGAAAAACGGATCGGTTCGCCTACCACCTTCACCAAACCCTCGTGTGGGTAATATTGATACTTCCTGTTACATGGTTCGCGGTCGGTTAATGAAACACCTTCGATTCGATATGGATTATTGCGCGGATGGTATGCTTGCGGAGCGAGCAGCTTCATTTGGGGGTCATCTTTGCCTTGATGAGTATCTCGGATACTACAACTATCTCCGCACACCGCCAGACAGAGAATAGCAAAAACTGTAACGATAGTGTATAATAACTAGGAAGGGAAATCCTTCCTAGTTATTTCATAGTTGCCGGAGTGGCGGAATGGCAGACGCTACGGTCTTAAAAACCGTTGAGGGGGACCTCGTACGGGTTCGACTCCCGTCTTCGGCACCAAATAAGGAGGTTTTATGACTGAATCAGCTCGCTTAGCAAATTGCCTAATTATTAATGGGCCTAATGTTGATGCATCTAAAATGAAGACTGCGCTTACAGCAAAGAACAAAACACTGCGATCGGAAGACGTAAGCCGAATTGTTACGGCGTACGTGGTAATGGGGGAGATTTCCTTAATTGGCAATCTTATGCCGTTTGCTCAAGCTATTCACGAGACAGGGTGGTTTACCTCCAGACGGTGGTTGGAGAATTATAATCCGGCCGGTATTGGCGCAACCAATGACGGTGCTGAGGGTGGTAAGTGGCTTACTCCCGAAGCAGGTATTTTTGCTCAATATGCACACTTACTTGCGTACGCAGTTAAGCCTACAGCATCGTATGCTGGCG